CTTAGTCTTATTATTAATAGCATCTATTTGGTCTTGTATTTCTTTTTCAGCATCTGTTGTTTCTAAATCTAATACTTTCAGCTTAGCTTGTAATTCTCTATCATATTGTCTTAATCTTTCATCAGTTTCTCGTTTAACATTTTCTGTTTGTGTTCTAAGACTATCTAATTGTATTCTCTCTTCTTCTTTATACTTATTTTGCAAGGCTGTTATAACTGCGTCTCCCAACTTATCATATTGTTTTATTACCATGTTCCCCATATCTTCTACTGACTTAATAGCCTTGTATTTATTTTTTTCTATTCCTTCTACATAACCTTCAACTGTAAATTTTCCAAACTTTTCAAATACCTTTGAAGGAGAATGAATTCCTAATACTTTCTTAAATCCATTTGAAATAGAATGCGCTACATTAGAAACTGTCTCCGTTACTTTATGTGCAAGTGATTTAATACCATTTATTAGACCATTTATAATATCCTTACCTATATTAAACATTTTACTTGGCACATCTTTAAGGTACCCTGGAATTGCTTTTGCAAGATCTAAAAATGCTTGGCCTGCTTTTTTAGCATACTTTTTTATATCTTCCCACATTATTTGCCATTTGGTTTTTATTTCACCAGTTTCCCAATCTACTTCATTTACATGCTCTTTAGCCTGTGCTTTAGCTTCATTGACTACATTTGTATGCATTTCTTCTGCTTTTTTAACAGATTCATCTCTTTGACGAGTAGCTTCTTCAATTAGTTTATCAGCTTGTTCTTTAGTAATAGTTCCAGCTTCATCTCTTTGCCTGATAATTTCTTTTACTACATCGTTATATTGCTCATTGGCTGCTTTAATGCTTTTATCTTTTTGCTCCAAACTATTCTTAACAACTTCTGCAGCTTGAGTAGCTGTAATTTCTCCAGCTTGAGCTTTCATTCTTTCCATAATAGACTTAGATTCCACTTCACCTTCAGATAGAACATTAATTCCTGTGTTTACCATGTCCTCTTGAATAGAATTTATTTCTTCCTGCTCTGATTTAGTTAAGGCTCTTTTTTTACTGGAAGCTGTATCAAGTATCTCTTTTATCCTTGCTTCACCATCAGATACACTTTGCTTTCTATTTTCATAACCCTCTTGCATATTATTTAATATCTGGTCCTGCTCTTCTTTTGAAAGAGAAGTGCTGCCGGTTACAAAATTTTGCATCTTTCCTAAAGACTCTTCATAGTTCTTATCTAGCCCAGCTTGAATATCAGCTGCCATCTGTGAAAAGTTTCCTGATATGTTTTCTGCCATTTCTCCTGTTACTGTTTGACCACTCCAAGCTAATTGGTCTAAAGCAAGAGTTACTTTATCGTTAAACTCTAAAAAACTACCTACAGCCTTTTGAGTACCTTCAGATATAGTGTCATCAAATATCTGTACAGCCGGTATCGAATCCTCACTTAAACACTTGTATAGTCCATAAGCAACTGCACCAGCTCCTGCTATTCCAAGAGCCCAGGGATTCATAGCTGCTAAACTTGTACCTAATCCAGAAGTTAAACTTCCTAATATTCCTCCGCTTCCTGCTGCTCCGCCTAGAGAGGCTATCACACCTCCTGCTTCTGTACCAGTAGTAATAACGCTACCTAAACCGCTTGCTCCTCCTAATGCACTTGCAGCAGTAGTCGCTATATTAGCTCCTGCACCAAATTTAGAAAACAATCCTATGATAGAGCCTATGCCGTTAGCCATTTTGCCGCCTACAACTAAAACAGGGCCAATAGCAGCGGCAATTCCTGCCATTTTAACTATGGTTTCTTGAGTTTTGGGATTAAGATTTGAAAATTTATCCGCCAATTCTCCAACTTTCTCTGCAATTTTTGTTATTGCAGGTGCTATCACATTAAATACTTTAATGCCGGCCGTTTCTAATGCCCCCATCATTTCTTCCCATTTGCCTTTTGTATTATCCATCATGGTATCCGACATTTTTGCAGCAGCACCGTTTGACTCTTCCAAACTTGTCGTAAGGGTGTCAAGCTTTTCAGGGCCTGCATCAACCAATGCTAACATACCGGAAAGGGATTCTTGCCCATACAAGGTAACAAGCATTTGATTTTTCTGCTCCTGTGTCATACCTTTAGTTGCATCCTGCAGTATTGCAATTTGGTCTTTTAAAGATACCATTTTACCTTCGGAATCGTAAAAAGAAATACCCAAATCATCCATAACTTCGTTCATTGCTTTTGTAGGTTTGGCTAACCTAGATAAAGCTCCACGTAATGTAGTACCTGCCTGTGACCCTTTAACTCCCGCATCAGACATGATTCCAATAGCAGCCGCAGTTTCTTCAAGACTTAATCCCATAGCATGAGCCACAGGAGCTATATATTTCATAGCTTCTCCCATGTCTGCTGTTTCTGCATTAGTATCAGCTGCCGCCCTTGCAAAGACATCTGCCACATGCCCTGCTTCACCTGCTTCAAGACCAAAGCCACGTAACGCACTAGCAGCAACTTCGGAAGATTGAGCAATATCCCCTCCTGAAACAGCTGCTAAATCAAGTAGCCCAGGCATAGCTTCCATAATCTCATTTGCATTAAATCCAGCGCTTGCCAAATTTTCCATACCCGATGCTACTTCACTTGCACTAAAAGCAGTATCAGCACCAAGTTGCAAGGCTTGTTCGCTCAACTTACTCATTTCATCTTTAGTTGTTCCGGATATTGCCTGTACCCTGCTCATGCCTGCCTCAAAATCCATTCCAATCTTCCCTGCTGCAACACCTATAGCAGTTAATGGAGCAGTAACTCCTAATGTAAGCCCTTTTCCTAACTCCTCAAATGCTCCACCATATCCTTTTAACTTTTCTGCAAACCCGTCTGCTTGTTTTTGTGCTTTTTCTAGCTTAGTTGAAAACTGTCCAGTATTTAAATCTAAACTTGCTACTATACTACCTGCATTTATCGCCAATTTCGTCACCTACCTATTTTTAGGCATAAAAAAGACATCCAAAAGGATGCCTTTTTATTATTCTACTTTAAAAGTAATCTTAAATTCTTCCGTGTCTATATATTGCCATAGCTTACCATACAATGTGAAAGTATCTGTTTCATGTGATAATCCTGAATAGATTACATCTCCGGTTACTGATTGCCCAGCCCTTAAATAATCTGTGTCATAAAATACTCTGTCCATACTAATAAACTTTAATGTTTCTTTTCCATCATAAATATCGTAGGTGGATAACATTATTTTACCTTTATCTGACACACTAGAATGATTTGTCATCGTTACATTTAACTTTATGCCACTTTTACTTGCTTCATAAGAATTAATGGTAATAGCCATATCGTTCTTTGCTCTTACTGTATAAGGTAAATCAGATTTCCCTATTACGTCTTTTGGGTCTGCTTTATTTAAATCCTTATCATTAATGCTAGCTGTATTAGTATCTCCATTCCAATCTACATCTTCCCTTAACATTTCAGATATTGCCCTTAATGGTACATAAGTTGTCCCTTTGTATAAAATATTATCTGCCTTCACTGGTTTTCCATTTACAGCTATGTTTATTGAATTAAGTGCTACTTCTATCTTCTGTTTCACCCCTCCTGCAAAGGCGACAGTACTCATTAGCATTACTGTTATAATAACACCAATAACAAACCCTTTTAGTTCCTTCTTCATAAGATTTCCTCCCTTGTTTTTATTTGTTACATACATTATAACTGTTGCCAAATATTTCTTCAAGGAAAGGTATCTTTTTAATGTTTTCGTATAAAATCCATTAAATCTTTATTAGAATTATTAGATTTCCCTTTATCGTCTTCCCATCTTATCCTATTCCAATTAATATTACCATTGTTATCAGTAGCCTCACTTTCCAAATATAAAGCTACTTCATCAAAACAATAAGCTAAATAATCATTATCAATGTTTAATATCTCACTTGGTCTTTTCCTGTAATGTTTCGCCATTATTATTACTTGAGCCATTTCCTTTGTTTTTACGAAAGGAATCTAATTTATTATTTAACCCCATAGCCCAACTAAATATAGCGTCAGCCTGGTCATCTGTCATAATATCCTTGAATTCTTCATAACTAGGCTCTACTAAACAAGCCTTACAATATAATTCCAACATGAGAGAAGCATCTTTTATAATATCTTCATTATTTTTATTAGATGCATTCTTTCTACCCGTTACCATCTGGACCGCTATACTCATTAAATGATTTGGAATTTTCCCTTGACTAGCCATTGCCATTAGCCTTGGTCTTTGTACCCTAACCTTTATAGTTCCATTGTTTTCAAAATTAGGTATATCAATTACTATATTAGCCATTTCTCTTAATTTTTCTATACTTAATATTTCACTCAAAATTTATCCCTCCTATATAAATAGAACTACCTGCAATTAAGCAGGTAGTTTGTCTAATATTTCAAACTCTACTGGACTTTCTCCAAGTTTTGGTCTAGATTTTGCTGTTAATTCAGGAACAAAGAACTCTCCGTCCTTTAATGTATAATTAACAGGTTTTCCTGTACAATGCTTATAAGAGAATTTAACATAGCTCTTTGTTGAACCATCCCCATCTTTTTCTTCTGTATATATATGCATTGTAAATGGTGTTCTTGTAACAGGACTTCCTATAGGTGGAGCTGTGTATTTCTTAGCAGTAGTTCCGTCCCATGTTCCTCCATCAACTAGAGCCAATATTTCAGGAATCATAGTAGCTGATACTAATTTAACATCATAGCCCATTACAATATCCTCTGTTTTGTTCTGTGCCTTAATAGTATTCTTAACTCTTAACTCTTTTTCTTCGCCCTGTGAAACATATGCAGTTACCTCTGCTTCACTAGCTACATCAGTAAGTCTGTATTCCTTTGGAACTTCTTCTTCTGTTGCGATTTCCACTCTAGCAATATTTGCCAATGGGAATTCAACAGGCGTTGTAGTTGCCATAAATTATCCCTCCAATTTCTTAATAATCACATATTCTATACTGCTCGTGTACGCTTTTTTATCATCATCAGTAATAGCTGGAGTTTCAAACCCTGTCTTCCTTAAATCAAGTACTTCTTTTAATGCTGCTCTAATCTGTTTCATATAAGGTTCTAATGCTATATAGCTACTCAAAGGTACAAAAACAATAATATCTATAACCTTTTGCCCTAATCTATTGGATTGAATTGAAGGTATTTGAGTACCTTCTTTAACTACACAATAGGGTTTGTCGCAAAGCCCTTCATGTTTGCCTGGTGGATATGGATTAAGGTTATTTTCTTTTAACTTATCAAAAATTACCTTCCACATCTAAACCACCACCAAAAATATATTTATTGCTATGTGTAAAGCTTGGTCTATATAAAGATATGTCGTTAATGACTTGTCTTTGTTTTTAGCAGTAGCTTTTTTATAATCAATGATCATGTGACTTGCTACCAAAACTACCGCCTTCCATATAGCAAATAACCCTAACAACTTTAATGTCAATGCTATAGTTAACCCATAAATTATTGAATGGGCTAGTAAGCTATACCAGTATTTACCCTTTGTTTGTACAAGAAAATCCCCTTGCAATGGATAATCTGCAATGTAATGTGCTAATATAATCCATAATAAATCTTCCATCATTACACCAACTTTCTATATGCCCTTAAAACCTCAGGAGCATTTCTTTGTATAGTGGGTACCAATATTGCATATTTCTTCTCCATAGCTAGTTCTAGATATGGAAAGTAATTTGTATTACCACTAAGGGATATTACTGCATGTTTACCTTTCCATCCAAAATCACTACGGATACTATTCCTAGCATTACTGGTCCTATCTGTCCAAGGAGCATTTCGTTTAGCCTCTACTTCCATTTTCTTAGCTGCAGTATCTGCATATACTCCTATAGCAGCTCTTACTGTAGCCTCTACTGCCTTATTGTCGAAAGTATTCTTGGTAATCTTAAACCCCATTATTAATCACTTCCAATTCAATCTGCTTACATATGTCAAAATAAGGTTTCACAAATAGGACCTTATATTCTGTACCATTAAAAGTAAATCTATCGTCTTTCACTATATCTGCATTACCTTCTGCTAGTATCTTTGTAACACTTACACCTACATAGGTAGTACCATAATCTGTTGCTACTTCTCTTCTTGCTTTTCTTTCATAAAAGGTTACTGTTTCACTAATTAATTTCTCTTCTATAATGGAGCCACCATACCCATCATCTATTTCAATTTTCCTTTTAATCGTTATATTGGCAGGATTAGAGTTAATAAGCTTTTCAATGTATTTTTTATAATATCTAATATTCATCTGCTCTCACCGTTACCCCTGTCATATTAGACCTGTATTTACTGGCTAACATTAGAAAGTGATTTCTAGGACTAGGTATAGTTATATCTCCTAGCTTTATTTCCTCTATTCCTGCCTTTACAACACATAATTCTCTGGCTAATCCTTTTAATGTCCTTCCATATTCTACCCCTATTTCTCCTATTCTCATTCTTAAATATTCATCAGTAAAATAAGGGTAATTTTCTTCATCTATCATTATTTTCAATCTTTCTAACATTTCTGCTTTATCCAACTTATCACCCCTCAAGGGCTTTAATTAATTCTGCTTTTCTCATATCAGAATAACCTTCTATATTTTTTCCTGCTGCAATTTTTCTCAATTCACTTACAGTTAAATCTTCTAATTTTTTTTCTTCTACTACTTTATAACCTTTATTCTTAAACCATTGTATTAACCATTCATTTTCTGTTTCACCTTCTCCATTTGCAAAAGATACACCAGCTATTTTGCCGGTGTACCCTCTATTTGGTGCATATATTTTAGCCATATATTACACCTCCTTATTTTACTTTAATATTTCTTAAAACGCCTGCTGCTCTAGTTGCTTTTAAAGCTACTGCTGCAATCATTTCTACTTCACCAGTTTTAACGGCTCCAGGAGTCTTAAAATCAGGTAAGTAAGTACTAATTATCTTGTTACCTGTCACAGTTGCACCATGGAACCCATCTAAGCCTAATCTTACTGCATATAAATCAGATAAACCTGTTACTGCAGTAGCACCATCAGGCTTTCTTGTATCAATGATAGGAGCTGTCGGAACTGCTAATCCTGCTTTATTTACAAACCAACCTAAATCCAGCAAAGGAATCCCATCATAAGCATCTACTTTTCTACCAAATGCATCTTCTGCTGGTGTCAAATAACCAGCTCTTCTTGCTACTGCTTTAATCTTAGTCATAAGTTTGCTATTTCCTAATAGAAATGTTGGTTTCCCATCTAATTCTGCTAGGAAATTATCTAATTCATCTAGTAATAGCTTGTAATTTGTATCTACTGCATTAGTATCAGATAAATCAATAAAAGTATCGGTTCCTACTTCTGTTGAACTTCCCACTAATGCCTTATCTAATCCATCAAATGCTTTTGAATCTACTGCAGAATCCCCATTTATTACTGTGTAATGGAATAGATTAGTTGCAGCTTTGATTTTTTCATTCAATTGGAAGTTTACTTCATCTACTGCTCCTGATGTTTGAGCTATAACCCTGTCAATATCAAAGGATCCGCCAAATATCTTAAGTTTTACGGTGTGATCTTCTCTATCTGCTACCTGTGGAGTATATTCAGTGTTTATTTCCCTGAAGCCTGCCTGTGCTGGTGTCTTTAATCTTACATAACCGTAAGTAAGAGTCGACCCACCGGTGCCTGGACTTACAGCATCATCAAATACCATTCTGTCCAGCAATAATGAGTTTCTCCTAAATTCATCTATAACCATTTGATCTACTTTGTTGGCCATGCCAACTTTAGCTTGCTCTAACGTAATAGGCATAAATTATCTCTCCTTTTTATTTATTATAATATTGTGCCAACGCACTGCCTAAGTCTTCTACTGGAGGATCTTGCCTCCCTTTATTACCATTCCCTAAACTTCCTCCCGTACCCTCAGGACCTTCTTCTTTAAATAAGAAACCTTTTGTTTCTTTAAGCGAATTTATCTGCTCATCCAGTCCCACTATCTTTCCATCATCGCCTATAATAACTTTTTCTTTGTCTATTAGTTTAGACACTATATCCTCATCATGGACCTTACCGTTTATGGCCAACTTAATGGCATTAGTTAGTTGAAGATCCTTTAGTTCTTTTTCGTATTTCTCTTTTGATGTCTTATTTTCTGATTGCAATGTTTCAATTTTTGCTTTTAATCCTTCTGCATCAACTTTTTTTAAATCTTCTAATTGCTCATCTCTATCTGCAATATCTTTTTCAAGCTTCTTCTTGGTTTCTGATAGTGTATTGTAAGTCTCTTTTGGTACTGCATTTTTAGGAAACTCTTTGTTAATGTCTTTCATTAGTGCTTCTTGGTTTAGCACTCCATCTTTTGTGTGTTTTTCAATAAGTTTTAAAATCCATTCCATTTTCTATTACCTCCATACTTTTTTATACTGGTCAGTGCCAGTCTTGGGTTCTTGTTTCTTTATGCCCTAACAATACTAAAAAAGGGCATAATAAAAGCAACTCTAATTATGAGTTGCATAATTTGTAAATAATTTTTGCCATCTGCTCAATAGATCTCTCATGAAATCTCTCGTACATAGAAGCTATAGCCTCGTCTCTTAAATTATCTGAAATAAGATCCGATTCATCTCTATGGATTAAGTGTAATAATTCATGTATTAGTGTCTTATCTTTTTCTACATCTGATAATTCTCTTTTAATTTTAATTATGGCCTTATAATCATTGAAAAGAATTTTACTCATGCCTTCAGTTTCAAGCGAATCTTCCTCAATTACTTGTATATCCCAGTTCTGTAAATTTAATATCTCTTTATATTTCTTTAGCTTTTCTTCCATGCTTTCCTCCAATTTAAACATAATAAAAACACCTACTATGTCTCTAGTAAGTGCTTTTAATACAATACATCATCCCTAAGCTCATAATCATATTTAATTACTTTATCTACTGTCCTGTTTTCTTTAATACATTGCTTATACATTGAAATTAAATATTCATTGGCTTGTCTTTCTGGTTTAAGCAATTCTACAAATATAAGCTCAGCTCCTGCTTCATCTGTGTCAAACTTGTCTTTATATTCGTCAATAATGCCCCATAACTCCTTTTGGGATCGTTCGTCACCTGTTCCTATGCAACTAAATTCAGTCATAAACTCACCTCACTAATTTATTAATATAATCATTAAAATATTCAAAAGCATTTGGAAAATATTTTGTAAACACTTCTTTTCTTTCCCCTTTCATCATCTTGGCCTCAAACGAATGTGCTATTGTTTCTTGTTCTAATGCCATAGGATATTTCCAATAATTTTTACCATGTCCATATCCACCTACAACTCTTCCATCAGTTAATCCCTCAACTATATCTGAAATTGCATTTTTTAAATGCTCATCTTCTCTTAAGTCCTGCCCAAGTATTGATTTTTGCTCCTTGCTAAGCCTAGATAAGCTCTTTAATCCTTTTAATTTATTATTTTTTAGTATTTTATTAGCATAGTTTAAATAATCTTTCTCAAGCTTATCCTTTAGTTCTGTAAGTTCATTTACTACTTTCTTTCCACCTGTACTTCTTAAAACTCTATCATCAAATAGATGCCCAGTTTCATGGAAGAATAGCCTATTATCCTTAGTATCACCAATTCTTTTACTTCTATTATCAATTTTTGTTATGTTTAAATTAACTTTTTTACTTGCTGGACTATAGTAGCCACTATTTCTTGGATCATAAAATTCTCCTTGAACTAATTCACCATATTCCTCCCAGAAGGTTAATTCTTCATCTGTTGCTCTCTCAAAGTATTTAAATAGTTCATCTTTATCATCATCTTTTATTGTTTTTGTCCATTGTTGCTGTTTTATTTTTTCAAAGTTTTGTTCTCTTTCAGCTTTATCTTTCCTTGTATTAATTATACCACATTTTTCTTTGTTTAACCCACTAAAATAATCTCCATATTCATTATACCAGCTGTCTAGTTTTGGGTTATCTTCTCCATCTAACCAACCTTTTAACTCATCAGCTACAGTATCCAAGGATTTAGGTATATAAGGCACCATTGTGCAAAGACCGTTTGGATGATCCAAAGGAACGTCATCTTTAGTGAATACTTGCTCATGCCTTTCTTGACATAGTTCACATGTCCTGCCATGGATTAATGCACTTCTCCATTCAATTCCTTCTACGAATGGATTCATACTGCTGCTTTGAATTGTACTCGTCTGATATGCATGATTAATTGAAGTTCTAGCTAACCTCATAGCATTATAATCTACTTTTTTATTCTTCAAGTGAGGGTAACATCTTCCCCAAGTGGTGTCCCTTTTAGCTGGATCCTTTACATATTTCTCTAAATCCTTTGCTAACTCTATTGCTGATTTTTTTTCTAAAATAGCTCTATTGATAACATATTGAATATCCTTTTCGAACTCATTTCCATAATTCCATATTCGACTAGATAAGGTTTTATTATCTTTATAAAGGTTCCCTAAAATTATATCTTTTATAACTTTATCCTGGACCTGTGAGAACATAGTATCAAAATGTTCTCCTGTATCTATTCCAGCATATTTAAAAATCTCTGACATTATCTGTTGTTCTGTTTCAGTTCCTATTTTGGCAGCTTTACCTATAGCTCCTTTGGTATTAGATTCGATTTCTTTAATTAACTCTTTTTTAGCCTTAGTTAGTTCTTTTATATAATCTAATAGCCATCTTTGTGTAAGTGATTTATCTTTACTAGCTGCAGCTTTACTTGCTAAATCTTCAATTGTATCCTCGTATAGCCTAAGTAAATTACCTTGTTGCTCTAATGTTAGTTTAGAAACCTTTTTCCTTGTTTCTAATGCTATTCTTTCATATTCATTCATAGAGTATCACCTATTCTTCAAGGTTCATATTCAAATCTTGTGTGTAACTATCCTGCATCATCTGCTTTTCTAACTGTATCTGTTCTAATTCAGAATCAGTATCCTCATATTCTCCCCATTTTTTCATATACGACTTCCTGGACCTAACTTCTGACACTACTTCGTCCATATCGACTTTCTTTTGTTCGTTCTCATCTTCTTGTATTGGATAAGTGTGCTCAATTTCTAAAGTAGTTTCATACTTAGCTATAGCTCTAGCATTGTAAAGGTTATAAGTATCAACCATGCGGAATATATAGTCAACCATTTGCTCTAATGCTGGACCCCATTCTGTCCAATCTTCGTCGCATACTGCCATAAGCCCCCAGTATAAAGCTTTCATAGATTTACCTGATTGCATTAATCCCTTAAGCTGCTCTAAGCTTACATTAGGTACATCTAAAGTATCATACATGTCATTCTTAATTCTGTTTACTGTATCTTCAAATTTATCTTTGTAACTAAATCCACTCTCAAGCCTGTCCATCTTAGCTTGTCTGCCTTCACTTGCTTGTGCCATATCTGTTTGTAAATCTATCATAGCCCCTGCTGCAATTTTGATATTTTTTAAACTATCCTCTGCTGCATCAGTGATTACATCTTGACCAAACATCTGAAATTTTAATGCGTCAATATCATCAGATGTTAAACGATTATATGAATCCTGATTCCCCCATAGCTGCTCTACATCACTAATACCTTCTGTCTCTCCTGTAAGCCCACCATTCTGAATGATAATAGCTGGAATAAAGTCTAAACCTGTGTTGTAGTCTTGATATTCTACTGATACTATATTCCCTCTGCCATCATGCGTAGACTCATTGAGAATACATCTACCATTAACCAATTCCCATACTTGTTTTTTAATTCTCTGTTTTTCAGGTAAGGATTCATTGTTCATGGCATATAAAAAGACCACTTTTTCTAGCTGGTCCACATCATCTAAATTGAATTGTGGGAAAAACTCTTGTGCTGGACTAAATATTATCTTTAATCCTACATCCTTATGCCCCCATAGTTTTATTGCAACTTTACCACCAATGGAACAATCCTTTTTAGCTTTCAGGAGCTTACTGTGGAACTTGTTCTCCGTTAGTATCTTGTATAGTAAGTTCTCCTTCTCTTGTGCCTGATCCTTGTAAGTAGTGGATTCTTTTGCATCTTGTTGTACTGGTCTTACATCAAAATAAGGTTCTCTACCAAACATAAATCTTGCACGTGTGTCTATTAGTTTTTTAATTATGTTGGTTACCTTCTTAGTAGGAGTATAGTCTAATCCATCAGCTGTATTCCATTCCTGTTTACCTTCATAAATTTCATACCATCCATTTATTTTATTTATCTTTTCTAGAAAGTCTCCATATACGCCTTCCAGTTCTGTTTTTAGTAGTTCATTGTAATCTATCAATCTATCACCTTCTCCCTTTCCCTGAGTAATTCTTTCTATCTTTTAAGTCAGAAACTTCGTAACCGTCTAAACCGTACCACATGGCACTAAGGCAATGACTGTCTATATTAAATTCATCTTCTATAATATTTCCTTGTTTATCTAAAGCATAAGTAAGATTTTTTAATTCCCTTATGGCATTTTTGCATTCATCTGAGCAAATAATTCTCTTAAATCTCTTAACCTTCTTTGTGTTTTGTAATCTACTTCCTGGCCCTTTCTTAGCTCCAATCATTTTGAATCCTTGTTGTTTATAATAGGTTATTGTTTTAGGTTCTGCTGAATCTGCTATTATTAATTCATCTTTGCCTATAAAATCTTCTAATTCTTTGGCTGTTTTATCATCTGTCATGTTATTTTTATAGTATTCCTTGTATATATATAACCATTTATTATCATGGTCAATGGCCATTTTTATTACTGCATTATATGAAGTAACAAACCCAAAGTCCATTCCATTCCTTAGGAATCTTTGTGGAATATTGCCTACCTTTGCTATAACTTCATCATGAGGTTTAACCTCAAATTGCGGCAATACTTTAGTGCCATTAACTCCAAATCTTCCTCGTCTTGCTGTTCTATATAAATCTGGATCATATGCTTTAAGTTCATCAAGTTGCTCAATATAACTTTGAGGCAAAAATAAATTATCATCTGCTGTGGAGTGATGATAATAAACATTGTTTTTAATTATGGTTCGTTTCTTATATAGTTCTTCATCATCCAGGATAAATGTTCCCTTTAACTCATCTTTAAAGAAGTGCTTATAAACCCAGTTATCCTCTCCTACAGGATTAGTTGATAGTATAAAGTGAATTGATAGGCTTGGATGTCTAGCTCTGCCTAATAATTCTTTATAACCTTCATATTTTAATTCTGAAGCTTCTTCAATCCAAATTATTGTTACATTATGAATAGATTTAAGTTTCCAAGGCTTCAATTATGTTACGCTATAACCGTTTCCGTTATAACTCTCTATGTCTCCATAGAGTTCAGACTATATCTTGACAAATTTCTTTGCCCCTCCCGTTTCGAGTTCACTTGAACCCTACTCTACTCACTTAAAAAAGGACTACTATAACAAGTACTCCTTTTCGCTTTCGATAGTCGTTACACGTTTTCATTTATATATTTCCACTTAAAACCACAACTTGTTCCATTTCTTTGAATAGCCCTTAGTATTTTGCCTTGCGTTACTCCGTGTTGTCTACAGGCTTCGCTTTCACTTTTATATATCTCCAAAACCTTACCTGTTTGTATAGATATTTTAGCTACTGGCTTTTCTGTTTTAATAAGCTTGTTATCGAACGCATGGTTTATATTTCTTTTTCTACTAGACCATTCTAAATTATCTACATTATTATTAAATGGATTTCCATCTTTGTGGTTTACATCTGGTAGATTATTAGGATTTGGAATAAAGGTTTCAGCTACAAGTCTATGAACATAATACCTTTTTCTTATCCCATCTTTGGAAAGTTGTACAAATTTTCTAGGTAACCAATTGTGTCTGTTTTTAATTTCATCTGTTTGTTTTAATACTTTTCCTTTAAACACACTTGGTCTATCTTTGCCATCTCTCGTTACTAGAGTTATTACCCTTTGGACACTTCTTATTTGTCCTTTGTTTGACGCTTCATAATAACCTTCATAACCTTTTATTTCTTTCCAAATCTCCTTCATTAGTATCACCTCTTATGTCTATTATAACATAGAAGGCATATACTTGTCTATTACTGTTTGTATATAAATGAACTTCGCTCGGTATTGCCCTCGTCTTTACGTTAGGGGTTTCACCGAATTAAAGAGGTTTTACATGGACAGGTTTGTTTATCCATTCCTTTAAATATTATCTGGGACCCATTAGGAAAATCTATCCTCATAGGACTTACTTTAGGTTTTACTATGCCTTCTAACTCTAAATCACTAATAAGTTCTTCAATTAGAGCATAGGTAGAATCCCTTATAGTCTCAAATACCTCTCTAACTACTAAGGCTTTCCTTTTCTCCTGCAATAGCTTTAATATTAATTTAAGGGCTACATGATAACTCTTAGATGATCCATATCCACCAACAAGGAAATAAGTCTTATAGTTCCAATCAAATATAAAATCTTCAAAGTGAGGATTAACTTCTTTTACTACCGCCATCATTCCTCACCCTTCCGCTTTATGATTATTTCCATCGGGCTGTCATTATTATCATCTTCAATTTTGCTTTTTTCTAATTCTAATTTCTCTTTCTTTAGCTGTAAATCTATATCAGCTTTATATTTCTGGAATTCAAGTTTTTCTTTTTCTAACTCTAGTTTTTCTGTATCTGTGGCCATTTTAGCCTTAACTTCTATTAATTTTCTTAGCTGGTCCATGCAAGCATTAATACCCGCTATTCTTTCTTCTTCAGATACATCTTTATCTCTTTTCACCCCAAAATCATTATAGAAAAAAGACTTCTCTAGATTGAGAAGCCTCGCTATTTTAAGTCTAAGTATCTTTATTTCGTCATCTATATTTACAGTAGGTTGTATTGTATTAAATAAAATCTTATCTTCTGTACCAAGCATTTCATAATATAGGGACTGATAAGCTCCATGTTTTATTGCATTAAGATTGCCTTCAGGAGGACCATCTCCTCCAGGATTACCTATTGCATTCTTATTCCCTTTGGGCGCACCTCTTTTATTTTTGTGTGCACCCTTTTCGTTTAATTTTTTTCTTTCATCTGACCAACTATATCTTTTTACCCAGGACTTCAAGGTGTTCATTGCAATATTGTATTTAGCACATATATCCTTATATTTCATACCCTTCATATAATCCTGTTTTGCTTTTTCTCTTATTTCATCCAATGATCACCACCTCATTACTATTTGAGTTTGTTTTATATATGTAATTTTAGGCGTGAAAAAAGAGCCTTAATAGGCTCTTATAATGATTTTGAACCTCCCATGACTAAAGTCATGAGTGTTCTTGCCGACGGTATAAATTTAAATGTTCTTTTAAAGCTTCATACACTTCTTTTGAAACTTCAGTTTGAAAACCCTCCATATATGTAAAGTAACCTGTTACTTTTTTTGATATAATATCAACGTTTGTGTCTAAACCATCAACACGATCAACTTCATAAACTTCGTCATTAATCCCTTTAAAAGTTAATGCCATATCTCTCACCCTACCTTCTCCTGTCTACTTCTACATAAACTCACAATATCCTCTATATATTTTTCGACAAGAAAAGACACGCCATAAAAGACGTGTCTCACGAAGGAGGTCTATCACTTCCTAGTATGCATATATTTCCTTAATATCATATTAGCATATCTGTATCGGACAAAACGGACAAAGTGAAAATAATTTGAAAATGTTATTATATTTAAATCTTCTTGAAATCATCCATTTTAAAATTTTGAATCCAAGTATAATCTGACACATCATTCGAGCTATGCAGGGAAAAATCTCTTGTTTTGTAGTCAATATTGAATGCATATCCTACATGATTGCCGTCTGTTACAATGTCGCCTTCTCTTATATCATTTTCTAACCTGTAGTTATCTATCATAAGCGCCAATAAGACTTGTTCCCTCCAGCTGCTATTATATGTTTTGTATATTTTGCGAACTTCGTCTAGCCCATCATCAATAATATCTGACTGCGTTTTTTTATCTGACACCAAATATTCAATTACTGTCGAAAAACTAATATATCTTTTTCTAAGCTTTCTACTCCACTCTATTATTATTTGCTGCTCTTCTAAAATATCAGGTATTTCTATGCTTGTTTTCATTCCAGCCCCTCCAAATATTTGTCATGCACTACTTTCCTCGGATAACTCTCATCATACTTTCCTATTCGTCTTGCTATCTGCTGCCAATTCAATCCATCTATATATCTATATTGAAATACCCTCCTGGTCCTGCTATCTGGAATGCTAGATATAAATTCCTCTATTCCAAGTTTCATATCCTCACATTTGTCTTTTCTTTTACTCAATAATTCATTTAATTTGTCTATTCTATATTCTGTTTTTTCTTCTTCAAGGTAGTTATATCCTTCAATTGTGAAAGTTCTTTCTACATATGGAAAAACATTGCTGGAACCTTTTACAGAATCTTTTTCAACTTTAATTTTTTTATTTTCTAACCGTTTTATCCTATTTTCTAAATCTTTAATCTCTATTTGCAAATCTGTATATTGCTTAAGTAAATGTTTTGCGTCCATGGAGTTATTCCTCCTTTTTACCTAGCTTCCATGTATACTTATTTCTTTCTAAACATTCTAAAAATCCAATAGCTACTGCTGCAACATGGATAGCTTCCGTTTTCATGTTTTCATATCCACCTTTATCAGATCCATTGTCAAATACTGTTTCGTTGACAGCTTCACAGAATTCTCCAAATTCCTCTCCTAAAATACCAGTCCAATAATATGGATAATGATTTTGTTCACCCCACTTTTGGTCTTGCCTATGCCTTTCCGTTAAAACTGCTTGTATTACCTCTTGTTGAATATTATCCATCTACTCATACCTCCACTTCTCAGCTGAATATATTATTTTTTGCTTGTCCAGAATTTCAACGTATCTGTTTTTATCAAGCTCTTCCTTAACGATTTTAATCTTTTCTTTAAAGTTTTTATAAGGTATAGCTTCAGCGGTTAACATTTCATCAGCTCCTTAACATACATCTTGTCAATTGCTAAAATACTATTTTTGTATTTCTCTAAACATCTTTTAAAATATTCTATATCCCTTAATTTATAAGCAATATTTATTTCATTTGTTTGATTACAAAGTTCATTTGCTCTAGGATTACTATCTAAAAACTTATTAAATTTCCCATCTCCATAATTTCCTTTAACATTCTTTGCTATTTCTCTATTAGTATCTATTAACATCTCTACAGCTTTATTCTCATCAAAACCTATTCCCAGTTGAGTTCTTAATATATTAGATTGATTTTCTAATTTTTCTATTTCTTCCTGCCATTTCTCCTGTTCACTCTTAGGTAACGAATAAGCTTTTTTAAGTCTCTTCTTTAATAATTTTAACTGCTTCTTCTCCACTTCTAGCGACACCAATAATAGCACCTACCTTTTCCATTACTTCTAAAAAGTTTTTCTGCTCTGGTCTTAATCGTCCTGTTTCGTTTTTTACTTCTATAAAGAAAGCTCGTCCGTCACTCTTCCTTACTCCAAATAAATCGCTAAAACCTTTAGGTAATCCAGTAGCCACTACTCGTCCATCATAAGTATTAAAGTATCCGACGTTTGCTCTAAAAACTACTGCATAAGGTGAAAGAGCTAAACGTATTTCATTTTGAACGTCTTTTTCTCTCATAAAAATTACCTCCTAGCACATCTATAAATATCAGTTTTATCTGCTAAACATTTCCCAAATATAGGTTTTTCACTATATCTATAACATTTCTTGCAAGTAGACTCTTTAAATTTTTCTATATCTACTTTCACTAAGTTCGCCCCCCGTTTCTTGAACATTTATTCTTTTGTAACTATTTTGTAACCGCATTTAACATTTATTTACTTTTATTTGGTTTACATAATATATCTATATATACTATACTATTGTATTTTACTTACTTGTGGTGAGTTGTGGTGAGTTGGTGAGTTATACTATAGAGTCCCTATAGAGAAAATTTATATAGAAAGAAGTTGGAAAACGGTTCAAACCCACCGCACCCACCACATTTTATTTATAATAACTAATTTGATAAGGTTCAGAATCATCATTCAATCTAATCCCCTGAAAATAATAAGCATCTCTTCTTTTTATTCTTTGAAATCTAAGCCCTATTTCTTTTCCAAATCTTGTATTACTCATTTTATATTCGTTGTTTTCATCAGCCCAATGAGTATAAGCTTTGTACAATTCACTAGCTTTAATCTCTCCTGGTCCTCTATCTACACAATCATCTAAGAAAGCACTAATAACGTCCATCTCAGATTGATATTCTTTTACTGCTTCTTTTACGGCTTCAGGCATTTCTAATTCTTCCCTTTGCCACTTAATGCAGCCTTCAACCGCCCAGTTTAAGATACCAGTTAGCTCTTTTTTTAGCTTATATTTTAAATTCTTGTCCACTTTTTCGTCTGGAATCTGTACTGTAAAAGGGATTAAATGCATTCTTCTCCAAATTCCTAAATCCCTACCACGAATAATTGGTTTATGATTTGTAGACATCCAGAGTTTAAATTCAGGCTCAAATTCAAATTCTCTCCCATATAGGTGTCTAGCTGTTACTGTATCTCCACCAGTAAGTTGTTTTAGAAGTCCTTCGTTTAACCTAGCTCCTTCGTTAGGCTCTACAGTTGTTACAAACCTAGCTCCTTTTAATCGTGCTATATCTGAATTGGCTCCGCTTTGTCTATTCTGGACCATAATTGTTTCAGGCTGAATATTAGTCGCATAATCACCCATGATAGCTGAAATAATATCCAGAAAAGTAGATTTTCCGTTTCTACCGTTTCCATAGCAGAAAAACACACATTGCTCCTTCGTGGATCCTGACATAGAATATCCTACTGCTTTTTGAATGTAATCAATAAGCTCCTGATCATGGCCAAATATTTGATTTAAAAATTCAATCCACATAGGGCAATCAATATTATCTGTATACTCAACATAGGAGATTTTAGACAAATACTGCTCATAGCTATGGTTGGATAACTCTCCGTTTCTAAGACTGATAATTCCATTCATACAGTTAAAAACATCTTTTTTCCTATTGAATTCATCTGGAAGTATAGAAAGCCTATGCTCTGATTCTTTCAACATATTAGTTTTACCTTTGTTGTTTCTGGTGTACTTTAAATGCTTGAAAAATTGTTTCTCTTCATCTTCATTTTCGCAATAGGCAAGTTCTACTTTCATATTCTGTATTACTTCTTCAGTTAGACTCTTAACTTGTCCTTGTAAATCAAACTCCCACTTCCTACCATTGTAGAAATACCATCCCTTATCTATATAACTGTATCTAGCCCTATCAGCAAATTTATCAACAAATCTGTCTGCGTTTCCTGTATCGTCAAAGGCATATTTTTTCACTTTATTCTCCAGGATCACAATCCCATAATCATCCATACCATTTCCGGGCGTGAACACTTCTCTACAATCTCTAATTGCTGTATCTAATATATAATCTCCATAGGTCCTTTCTCCACGTTTAGAATCCCATTTCGTTCTGTATAATCCACTCTTTCTAAATATTGAATCCATCTTAAACTTATCTCTGCCAGTCCAAAAAGCTAGCATATTAGCAAAGGCTAAATCTGCCTCTGACTGTGAAGGGTATAATCCTTGCCAAAATCCTTGATACAAAGTATTGAAAGCTTGACCTTGCTTGGACTTCAAAGCTATATCTATTAGTTGGCTTTCATCTAAATTCAAAGGTATTGTTTCCTGTCTGGCACTAGGTGGTTGTACTGGTACCCCTATATACTTGCTGTGTAGATATTTAACAGTTTCAGTACAATCTACAATATCTGTATATTCGCTGGCAATATTTCCAGTCATAGTAAAGAATCGTCCATACTCATAAAATTCAAATTGACCTTTTCTTCTGCCACCAGGAGGAAGTTTACCTTTGCATAGAATATGAATTCCTTTTCCACTTGGAGAATACTCTGCATAGCTCTCAAGGCTATAAATAAATTCAGATACTACGTTGTTCTCATCACCATTTTTAAACTTTTCTATTTCATCATCCATATTGTCTAGGTCAATACCAAATATCCCATTGCCTAACATAAATCCTATTCCGTTGTACTTTACACTCTCCTTTACTGCTGTTTCAAAGTCTGTCCATGTGCCGGAATTATTACTCATTGCATATCCACCAGTCATAGCATTTATAGGAGTTTTAGTTTTCTTTCCATTTCTATCTTCGATTCTCCAGCATACCCATTGCTTTATTTTTTTTAGTTCACTTGGTATATTTTCATACAACAGTCATCACTTCCTTTTGAGGGGAAATAAATCCCCTCTGGTTAAAATGGTAAATCACTATCATCTACTGGGGTAAATCCATCCAAATTAAATCCACTATTGCTATTACTACTGTCTTTAAATTGGTGGTTGCAAGTTTGGTATCTGCTTTGCTCCCAGGCCTTTACTCTAGCATTTACATTACCATTATATTCTTCGTGTTTTACTGTCACTCTTGCAGTTCTATTTACAAAATCATTCAATAATTCTTCTAAACTATTGTATCTCTTGCCATTTTCAATCCTTAAAGCTTTAGCAACTGTATTTAACATTCCTTTGTGATACTCTCCAGTTTGTTTTGACTGCCAAATACTAGCAAAGATATATTTGTTTTTGTATTTCTGGTCTACATCATTTCTAACAACTAGTTGTAAATTTATAAACATTGTTCCTGACTTTGCTACATCCTCAAAAGCTTTATGAACTATAACCTCATAAGTACCTTCCTCAATTAAATTTCCATCATAAGCTTCATCATGATTTACTTGAAAATTAAACATCTAGCATTCCTCCTTTAATTGTTTTAATTCTTCTTCTAGCTCTCTGATTCTCCCTAGCTTTTTCTTATTTGATTTTGAGTTTCTTTCTTCATATAAGAATTTAATTGTTTCCAACATATTCTCTCTTAATGCTTCAGTTCCATGAGAAGAACTACTATCGCATTCAGTTTCTTCGATTATTTTTTCTATTGCTATATCAAATTTTCTATTATCCAACAACAATTGCGTTACATCAGATAGATTTTTTGGTGGAAAAACATCATCAGGTGCTAAATATTCCATAATCCTATAGGCTAGTTTTATTTCTTTTATTGCCATGTCTCTAAAATAGGTCGTTGTTCTGTTTTCCTTCGCAAATTCTAATATTTTGTTCACCTCATTACCTCCTTTATTTAATAAATCCTCTCAGCTTTCCTTGGTAATAAGCCCAGCCTTTTTTATATCCTCTATTTTTAGCTAAGCTGTAGAGCTCACCCATGTTCTTACAGTCCCTTGGCTCTCTATAATCTGTAGTAAATCCACCAAAGGAACCTACTTCAATTAATTCACTTTCTATTTGCTCAACATCCTCTGGTTCTTGTCCAAATTTATATCCGCATTCAGGACAAACCGTTGCACTTCTTTCAACAGTGTAGAAACATTCAGGGCATTGTCTAACTGGATTTTCTTCCTGAACCGTAGTATTGGATCCTTTCTTTGGGTCTAAGGTCCATTCTCTTTCAATGTCAGGTGTTCCAAACCTTCCTACGTTTCCTACATGGTCAATTATTATAGCTGTCTTGCCAGGTTTAGGCCGCATAGGTCGCATTGATTGCTGGATGAATAATCCTAGACTTTGTGTAGGTCTTAATAATATAGCTGTGTTACAATCTGGAACGTCAAATCCTTCTGAAATTAGGTCCACATTACAAAGGACCATAATCTCACCTTGTCTAAAACATTCTATTACTGCTTCTCTTTCAGGTTCTGGAGTTTCTCCATCAATATGTCTAGCTTTAATTCCTGATTTATTAAATTCTTCTGCCATTTCCTTTGATTGCTTTATACTGCTGCAATAACATATGGCTTGCTTTCCGTAACTTAACTTCTTATAGTGGCTTATTACATCTCCCCAAATAGCTTTATTTCTAAACATTTCATCTATATCACTTGCTACGTATTCTCCTCTCTTAACTCTTAACTTAGAAGTATCAACTATCTCAGGAGCATAGTATTTGAAAGGTGCTAAGTTTCCCCACCCAATTAATTCAGTAACTGTAGGCCCTTTGATTAACACATCATTTACATCTCCTAATCCCCCGCCATTTAGCCTTACTGGCGTTGCTGTAAATCCTACTAACCTTGCATTAGGAAAATAGTCATATATTTTCCTGTAGCTCTTTGCCAGTGAATGGTGGTTTTCATCAGTGATAATTAATTTAGGTTCAGGAGTCTTTTCTAATCTCCTAACTATTGTTTGGACCATACCTACTTCTATATAGTCCATATCAGCACCCCACCATTTTAAGGTGTCTATAGTCTGATCCTTCAACTCTTTTCTGTGGACCAGGAACAATGTCCTATTGCCTTTTTCTGCTGCTTTTTTTGCCATATCCGCCATGATAACTGTTTTGCCACTGCCCTCAACCGCAGGGTGAAACAATGCATGGAGCATTGTACCCTGCCAAATATGCCTCCCTTACTTGATTGAGTAGTTTTCTTTGATAATCCCTTAATTCACGCATTGATGAATCTTCCTTTGTTGTCTCTTTCTAGTTCCTGCATTACGGGGGTTGTTAATGCTTTTTCTATGTTCCACCCTCTGGAAATTCGTGTGTTCAAAGTGTTGGAATCGATCTCTAATTCTTCTGCCCATTGGGTAATATTTTGTGTTTTCCCTCTATATGTTAGAATATGGTTTTGTTCTGTGTTATTTCCTTGGACCTTATAAGTTACCCATCTGCAATTCTCTGGAGTATAATCTTTGTCCCCATCTATTCTGTCAATACTTAAATTATCGTTGTAACCATTTGCTATAGACCAGTTATAAAAATTCATAAATTTTAGCCATTCATCACATACTTTAATGCCTTTTCCACCATATATTTCATATTTTGTAGCGTTTGGATTACTGCATCTTTGTTTCATGTTTCGCCAAATTTTATAGATCCTCGTATCAGCCATTCCATGTTTAGTGGATTGTTTGCTTACTATATCCCTTTGCAAGCACCCACAAGATTTAGTTATTCCGTTTGTCAAATTATATCCTTTAGGACTTGAGTAATTTCCACATTCACATTGACATAGCCATTTAGATTCACCTAGATACTTTAAAACTGTTAATCTCCCAAATCTTTGACCCGTCAAATCTTTATGGGGTTTTCTTTTTGCCATTGCCATCACCTGCCAAAATTAATTCATTTTGTAGACAACCTTTCCTATCGTCAAGCTGATTCTTAGCAAAAGTTGAATTTGTAGCTGTTAAGGCAAATCCTCTTTCACCTTCATTATTAATCATTAATCTGCCTACTACATCACACAATCCTAAAACATTATTCAATATTTTTCCGTTAATTTGAGGATAACTTCTGTTGTATTGCTGTCCTTCTGCTGTAGTATATAAGTCTGTAGTTTCCCAGGCTGTCCATATTATGTTACATCCTAAATTTTTCATATATCTTAAAGAGTTTACTAATCTGAACTGCATATATTGGTAATCACCTTGAGAAGGTACGCCTTTGTTTTTGCCTTTGGATCCTAAATCACTCAAGATGCATCTCTCTAATTCACTAACATTATCAACACAAACATTGTCGTATTTTCCCTTGTAGTTCTCATATAGCTCTATGATTAACTTCTCCCAAAAATCCCAAGTACCAATATTATCTACTTGTACTATGTCAATATTTTTACAACCTTTAAGTACTTTACTTGTCCTATCCACATCCAATACTAAAGTTTTGCCTGGAAGATATTTAAGAGCTGTAGTCTTTCCCATTCCGGGAGCACCATATATTAAATAGGTCCCCTTAGTTGCTTTAATATCTGCTGCATTAGTAATTTGTAGTGTCATTTAATCCCTCCTCAAACATGTTTAATTGTGGTTCTTTTAAAGGCACTACCATGTATTCACCATCTATACATTTAACTTCCTTTTCCTCTGTATATAATCCATACGCTTCATTAACCAATTCGCCAAATTCATTTTCTTTTGGATATTCTTTAACTTCATCATTTATATTAAGTTTCAATTTTAAAGATATTTCCCTAACCTCAAATTCTTCATCATATACTTTTTCAATAACTCTTTTTATTTCTGAATTTAAGTCATGAAGCATAGCATTAAATATTGGACTTTCAATATCTATTTCTAGAACTTGTTTAGATAAATCAATTTTTTCGCTTATTTTCTCCATCCCTATACCTCCTTAAATTCCATAACTGGTGGCCTTTCTACTACTTCCACACCTTCGATTATTTCTCCATTCTCAGTTACTACTTGTCCATTTATTACTTTAATAACTTTCTTTAGCTCTCCCCATTTAGGAGTTTCCTTTACTTCTACATAATCTAGCTCATTAGCTTTAATCCATTTCAATAGTTTGTTATTATCCCTTTTGAACTCTGGATTAGGATATTTCTTGATGATCTCCCCAGAAGGCAATCTATATTTTTCTTGAGTTTTAGTCTTTTTCTTGAATTTATCATCTATAGACTCAAAATATTCTATTAGGTAGGAGTCTCTTCTTTCTTTAGCCTCCCTTTCCTCATTTTCCAATTTTCTAAGTTTCTCCTGGAGACCCTCCATCTTAGCTTGTAGACTTTCCTTATATCTAGCCTTTTCAAGCATTTCTTCATTGTATTTCTCAATAACCCACTCAGCTTCTTGGTCATTTGTAACTTTAAAAACTTCTCTTTCTTCTAACATCACATTTCCTCCTCTATGCTTTTATCTACGTTATCTAAAATTCTAAAAATCTCTTTCTGATCTAGCTGATAATTACTTCTGCTAATCAGGTCCTTTAATTCTTTTAAGTCTTTTTGAACCCCATACAAGCTGTCAGCTCTTTGCATTTCTCTTTTTAAAATCTCGTATTTTTTTTTAGGTAAATTCACTGTTTCTCCTACACCTAAATAGCAATCCATCAACTGTATTAGTCTGCATTCATTCTTCTTCAATATCTCTTCTGCCTGCTTTCCAGTTTTAATCTTCTGTCTTAAATCTGTATTTTCTTCAGATAAATAACAAATCTGAACTTCAATTTCTTCTTTAGATTTATTTTTCAAATCCTCAAGTTCTAATGTATAAGGCATTCATTTTTCTCTCCTTTCGTGATATAATTTAGTTAGATAAAAATTTTCCTTAGAACCTATTTAGTTTGGTGACTGGTAGGTTCTTCTATTTCAAAGGTAACATCCTTACCATCTGTAATAATAGTTGCGATATTATGCTTGTACATATCAACTGCTTGTCCTAGTGTAAAATATTTAGCTGCGTTTCTCCAAGTGAAGCTTTCTTTCATCCTTCAACACCTCCTTAGCCTTTGTAATTGCTTCTGAATATTTCAAATGAGGATAATCTCTCAAAATCTTAGCTGCTTCTTTAACAATGGCTTGGATTTTCTCATCATTTTTCATTTTGAGACCTCACTTTCATATCATGAGTGAATATCTTTTTCATCTTGTTCAAACATTCGCCACAAATTTGTATCCCACAGTCATACTCATCACAGAATGAAAAATCCATTGCTAAGAAGAATCTGCCTTTCTTTCCGCATATATCACACCATATATTCATATCGAATGACTTCATTTCCTCATAATGTTCTTTATCTGACTTTGCTAACCAATCTTCCATCCAACGCCATTGTGGATGTTTCTTGTATTCAGGACCAAAAACGATTTTTTCTAATCTTTTTCTTTCTTTTGCGATTTCCTCCATCACGTCTATTACATAGGGTTTACTGTCTATCCTCCTTTTCATTTAGACAATACCTCCAATCTTGTATTTTTCAGCAATATTAATTCTTGTAAGCTTGTCCAAAGATTTTAGCCTTTTGAATGATTTTTTTCTCTCATTTTCTAATTGTTCTTCAGTCTTATAAAATTTACATCCCTGGCACTTTTTAATTTTTAAAATTTTACAACTTCCCAAATCTGCAAAACATTTATTCATTTTTTTCACCCCTTTTTTCTTTTAGCATTGCACTAAATTTTTCGTTTGCTGCCTTGAGTTCATAAATAGCAGCATCTATATATTCTTGGTTAGCATAATCAAAATTTTGCTCTGCAGTTTCTTTTGTCCAAGCGTCCATTTCATCTTCCATCTTGTATACTAAATCTTTTATCTCTTTTTCATTTAAACCTAACATTCTAGCTGCTATTATTAAGTAGCCTATTGCCTGCTCTCTAGTGTAATAGTTCATCTTTCCACCTCCACATTCTTTATAATCCATTCTTCTAATAGATTCTTTGGTATTCTTATACTTCTCCCAATCCTAAGGACTGGGAAATCTGGTGCATTTACTAACTCATATGCCTTTGCTCTCCCAACCCCTAGATAATCCTGCAAATCCTTTACAGTCATTAAATCCTGCATCATAATCCCCCTTTCTAAAATTGCCATTCTTTTACCCCCTCTTTTTTATTTACTCTTAGTGCCATTTTGACACCTAGTAACTAAAAAAATATCATCATCCTTATAATTAAGTGCTTTTTTTATTCTTATAGCAACATCAAGAGATGGGTTTTTGTGTCCTAGTTCTATATTCGTATATGTTGCTCTGTTAATTCCTACTTTTTTTGCTATTTCTTCATGGGTTAAGTTGTTTTTTAGTCTAATATCTTTTAATTTAATTCTCAATTTATTACCTCCTTTCTGTGCCTAACTGGAACTGTATATTTATATTATAGTTCCAGTTAGGCACTATGTCAACTGTTTTTTTAAGTTTTCCTTTTATTTTGTTCATTATAGGCACTAATTGTTTACTTTAGGCACAATTGTTATATAATCATATTAAAAAGGGGTGATATTATGATGTTTAGCGAAAGATTAAAGTCATTAAGAGAAGAAAAAGGATTTACACAACAAGATATTGCTGATATTTTAGGTGTCGGAAGGGCAACAATAGCAGAATATGAAACAAAAGGAAAGCAGCCTGATTATGAAAAGCTTATAAAGCTAGCAGGCTTTTTTGGTACAAGTGTTGATTATCTCCTAGGTATATCAAACATAAGAAATACATCAGATGAAATAACTAATGCTGTAGAAGATGACCCTGAATTGTTTGAGTTCTGGAATGAATTAAAAGAAAGAGAAGATTTGCAATTATTATTTAAACAAACTAAGGACTTATCCCCTAATGGTATTAAACAAATTATTAGGATTATAAAGGCTATTGAGGATGAAGAGGATAAAGAATATTAACAACATGGCAAGAGGCACAAACTGACCTAAATAAAATACTTTATGAGTTAGAGCAAGGCACTTTTATAATACCTTCCACAGATACATTAGGTGAATATTTAAACTATTGGATTGAACAAAGAAAACATAATCTTTCACCCACTACAGTATATGGTTACAAATCCATGATGCAAAACCACATAATACCAGAGCTAGGAAATATAAAACTAGCAGAATTAAAACCTTTGCACTTACAGAAATACTACAATTTAAAACTTCAAACATTGTCTAATCAAACTGTGCTACATCATCATAGAATGTTAAGAAAAGCTCTTCAGGACGCTAAGGAGTGGCAATTAATAAAAATTAATCCTGCTGACCATGTAGAAGTTCCAAAGGCAAAAAGTATAAAGCTGAAGTATTAAATATAGATGAAATAAAAATACTTCTTAAGGCACTAGAAGGGGACAGGCTGGAAGTTCCTATTTCAATAATACTATTCCTTGGATTAAGGCGTGGGGAGCTTTTAGCCTTAAAATGGTCAGATATAGACTATAAAAACAAAACTATATCTATACAAAGAAATTTAGTTCGTGGTGGAGATGATGGTACAGAATTAATTTTAAAAGAACCTAAGACTGAAGAAAGCACAAGGGCAATCCCTATATCAGATAATATTATTGCTCTTTTAAAGAAACAAGAACTAAAACAAAAAGGGAATAAACTTAAAATAGGCAAATATTATAAAGATAGCAATTTTATATTTACAACTGAAATGGGAGATCTAATCAACCCTGCTACTTTTAGTCGAACCTTTGGCGATTTTATAAAAAAGAATAATTTAAAACATGTAAGATTACATGACCTAAGGCATACAAATGCAACTCTTATGCTTAAATCAAATATACCTGCTAAAATTGCAAGTGAACGATTGGGTCATTCAAATATTTCTACTACTTTAGATTTATATTCTCATGTCTTGGATGACATGGAAAGGGAGACTTCAGACAAGTTAGATAATATGATTTTCAACTCAAAATAATTTCAATGTTACCAAAATGTTACCACTTTTGTTACCAACTAATTGAGTCTTATATTTTACTCCTATTACCACCAACTTTTTCTCTTATTATAGCATTTTATGACCATTTTCATCTTTAACATATCTAATCATACCAATGCCTATATAAAAACCTCATACAAACCAATTACAAGCCTAGTTTCTTGTAAAATAAAAAATACCACCAAAGGTCCCCCCTCGGCGCCACTACTATTCGCACAAACTTATAGTTTTGCTAGGAATAAAAAATAAGGACGTAACGATAGTCCTTATTTTTGTGCTATATAATAGATTATTAACTATGTTCTTATAATTTTTATACAGAAATAAAAAAGACTAGAAACTTAATCCTAGTCATCATAAATTATTCCGTAACTCTTTATGTATTCTTATAACATTTGGGTACCTTAGGCTAATAATATAATCTATTTCTTTGCCCGATAAGGTAATACTTTCAACTGATTTCCTCCCAAAAGCTTCATACATAACAAATATATTTTTTACTAATCTTTCTTCTATATTTAAATATTGAGATATCTCATCTATTTTTAATGGAACTTTGTTTTTAATTTTAATTTCAATTAATTCTCTTTCGCTCATACAAAATTTCCCCCTCTTCTTCATTATAATAGAACTTATGTTCTGTGTAAAGGGAGAATTCCTATATAATCAATTCTATTCAGTGCTATTTTTACCAATCCAATTTTATGCAAGTTAGACAACCTCAAAATTCATTGCCAAAAAACCAAAAAAGACCAAGCCTAAGCCCGGTCCTCTTTCCTCTTCCTTGTAGATTGTATAACCAATTGATGCACATACACTGCCATTCCTGCTGCTAGAATTCCTTGTAGGATTCCATTTAAAATTATAGGACCACTAAAGCCCTCCTTGAATCCTAAAATCATTATGGCAAATAAAATACCTATCACTCCAAGAATAATAGGTATAGTCCAATCTTTTATGTTTTCAATTTTCTTTAACATCATACCAATAATAATTAAAACTGGAATTAAAATTAATATCTCTGGTAATATAAAAGATAATATTTGTTCACCTGTCATATTATTTATCCTCCTTTAATCTATATAGCACAGTTGCTAATTCCTCTCTGGTTATAGGTTCCAATGGTCTACTTCCATCAAGATATCCTTTTTCTACACACCAATCCCAATACTCCTTAGCCCATGAGCTTGGTATATCAACCTTCACTTTCTCCTTATCTTCCTCTTTTGATGTAGTATTCTCTTTCCCTGTGAAAAATTCAAGCGGTTTAGTTCCCATTAGCCTATTTAGATCCAAATTTCCATTGTAGCCATCTAACCTTCCTACACTTGTAAACTGGTGTATATCACAGGAGAATTGAGGTTTGCTATTAATTGTACCATCATTCTTACCATAGTGAGGAATCCAAATCGCGTCAGCCTCATTTAAGTTTAAATTAAAATCTTTGTAGAGATGATGAGCTATATAGATACCAACTTTCTTAGCTCCTAACTTTCTTAATTGAGCTACATAAGCAGATATTCCACTTCTCATGTCAGACATAGATTTCTCCTCTACATCCAGGAACCAGAAGCATGGGTTGAATTCTTTTGTCCTATTGTAGAAATCAGTCGCTTCCTTTTTCATGTCTGCAATAGAAACACCCCTAATCCAAGCATAACAAGCAGTAGGGATACCTCTCTTTTGAAATTCCCTGTTATGGATCTTATAGTGCCTGTCTAACATTTTACTACCATATTGAGTTCTAATAATCACCAAATCCACTTGCTTTGCTAACTTGTCATAGTTCATTTTTGACGGGTCCTGATGATGCGATATATCAATAATCATTTTATTACCTCCCCAAAGTTTGAATATACCAAATAAAGAACCCTATTCCACTACCTACAATAAGCCCCATAAACCAACGCATAGTTGTTACAAGAGATTTAATTTGTTCAATTAGATTTTTTATTTCTGTTTCAGTCTTGGACCTATGCTGTTCTAGTGCATCAATCCTCTCTGAATGATTGTTCAATCTTTTGTCTTGCGTATCTAATCTTTCGTCTATCCTTTTATGTTTTTCCATACAAATGTCTTCCATGGTCCACCTCCGTATATTCCAGGAGGGCATAAAAAATACACCCTCCCAGGTGTTAATTCTGTGCTGCTAAATATTCTGCAACTGCTATAGTATAGTTTTCAGGAACAATGGGCTTTGCTTCTCCTTCTACTGGTTCTAAGTTCCATCTTCCAGCCTTAACAAGTATTCCATAGCTAACTATCAAATATCTTTTTAATTCCATAATTATTTTACCCCCTCTAATTTTTGTATTCTGTTATTCAAATCAACAATAGCCTCTGCCATAGCTATTTTTTCATCATCTACGGGTTCATCAACTATTATTGGCGCATAAATAATTCTCTTTTGTTTTTCTACTAACTCATTATATTTAGCAGCAATAAAATATTCGGTATCTGTTTCTACCTCACTTTCAACAACTGTATTATTTTCTATTTTCGCTTTGTCAGTACCTTCTATATAAAAAGTTACTTCTGTAGAATATAATTCGCAGTATTGGTCTAGCACTTCTCCTGTTAAGTTATTGAAATCTACTACTAATTTATTTGCCTTTGGTTCTTCAGGAGTAAATTCTTCATATTCTTCATATTCTTCATCTCCTCCACTATTCCATAGTATAGAAGGTTCGTCTTGCGTTTTTTCGTATTCTATAGCATCTTTGCATTGAATATATGCTTGCTGTAAAAGCTCTTGTTTAGTTTTATTAGGGTCATAAGCAATAGAAGAATATACTACAAAATTATCTTCGTTAAAGCCTACTGTAAGGATATTTTTATTTATTTCATACTTAATTATTTTCACAAATTACACCTCCCTTAAAACACCATTAACTTTAGTCCAAACTTTATCTACTTGCCTTAATGCACCATCTATTTTTGTACGACCATCAGCATATGTTTTTACAATTCCATCTATTTTGGGAACCATATTAGGTGGTGTCCAATCTTCATATAAATGAAAGTAATATTTATTAGTGTCCCCACTTGGAGGATAATAAGCTACTTTTACTTCCCCTCTGTACACAGCTTCAGGTAGTGGTTGGAGAATAACTATTTTATTGTTTACATTCATAAATTTAAAAAATTTAGTTCCATTCACACACCTCGTATTTCCAAATACTACAGCATAAGTTACACTTGGTTTTAAATGCCACACATATAACTCTCTGTCATAATACCAGTTCCACCCTGATTTTGGCTCACTATCTTGTATAGAAAATTTAACTGCGCCAAATAATATGCTAGTATCATTATCCCTAAGCATTGCCATACAAATATCCTCAGTACCAAAACTCGTTCCACTTGCTGGCAGTATATAGTCATCTTCTTTATATTCAGTAATTTCATCATAATATTCAGCCATTTATACCACCACCTCCTATTTGTATTTAATCCATATGTCGCCATTTTGCATAGCATTTACATCTGCATCTGCTGTAGATAGTATAATGTTGTGTACTTGTCGTGTCGTATATGAGGTGTTTGACTGAACTATTAATATACCTGTCATAGTACCACCCGCTTTAGGCAATGCATTGTTTGCCAAAGTACCTTGTGCCGATGTTGCCGCTCCCACATCAGAAGGTGTTAATTTTACCGCTCCTGTTTTGCTATTTACACTTGTTACAGTATTTACTTGTGCACCATCTGCTATCCCTTCTAATTTACTTTTTTCATCAGGTGTCATATGCGTTGTAGTATCATCCTGGTGTTCAATAAACTCAGTTCGGCTTACATAGGATTGTCCTGCTAAAGTATCCATAAAAGTTTCAAATTCAGCTTGCATAGTTGCTGTATCTACCTGTATAAGAGAATTTACCAAACCACACACATTAGGATCTAATCTTTCATCTGTAACATTTCCTATTGGCACTGCCGTTGTATTGTGTACTACCAGTATTTGCGCTAATGAAATTTCATATATTTTCTCTTCTCTCGTTATTTCCGGAGCTACTGGTGTAAAAGCTGGCAGACCTGTTTTTACATATGCTTTTATACTCCTAACATCTGTATTAGTATTTAGCCCTATTACAATTCTATCAATTCTATCATATGTGCCATGAGCTTCTTCCAAAGGCAATTGTAATTCATCAGTCAATTTATAAAAGTACCCTTCTAGCCAAGCCTTCCCCGGTTTTATTCTGGCTATTCTGTCAGTGCCATTTACATAAACTTGCAAATTTTCTCCACCATTTAATATTCCATTTGTCAATACTTGCCTAAAATATTCTGCAAAATCATCTGCGTTATAACTTCTATCCCCATCAATATGGTCAAAAAATCTCGAATACTCAGCCACTTTATCACCTTCCTTTAAATACCCAATTGTTGTTCTATAGCCTCAATTCTCAAAACTATATCCTCCAATGCTGGAGTCCAATCTGTAGGTTTATTACCTTTTTCCAATTTAATATTTTTTATTTCAAACCCTTCACCAACAGCTTTATTTGACCAATAAATTAAAAACCAATCCTGAGTAAAACTTGGTCGAAGTGTAACAAATTTTCTTTGAAATTCTTCTGTAACATTCACTTCTTTAACAAGACCTAATAAACAAACACCAACTGTTTTAACTCCGCCAAATCCTCTCACGTCAAAAGATACGGTATACTCGGCATCCTCAATCGCAAAATTCCTTATAATAATCCCAGGTGTACTAGAACTTTGATTAGAATAAACTTTTAGATATTCTCCATTAGGATTTGACAATGTTACATTTTGATTAGGCTTAAATGGTCCGCTATTAGTTTTTAAACTTGAATTCACTAAATAATTTCTTCCACCAATTTCAATACCATCTACAATATTTACTACTTCTTCACTTTTAATATACCCGCCATCATTTTCAAGTTGCGATAACTTAGTTTTATTCTCAATGAGTGGCATATCTATTTCTTTCTTTATCTTATCTATTAAGGTAGGAATTGTATTACCAAATGCAGCTTCTAATTTAAAGCCACTAGGTTCATATATTTCCCTTACTTCTATTACCCTAGTTTCCATTGTAATTCCCCATTTAGGATTTACAACTGTAACTATATCTCCTAAATTCCAATCCTTCTCATACTCAAATGTACCTTTATTCAAAATTTCACTTTCAAAGGATTGCAGCCTTGCCATTTCCAATAACTTTTGCTGTCCTCTGGTTGGCAAATCTAATTCATTTTCTATGTCCCTTGCATCTATGAATACCTCATGCCTATCTAACCCTTGTAGGTTATTCCCTATTTCTACTATACTCCTGTCTACCCCTTCGCCTTGTCCACCTACATAGGCTTGGTTACGATAATTCAAATCACTATCTATATATGTTTGTCCTTTTATATTGTCAAAATCTATACTAAATATTACAGGATTATTCTCAGTCTGGTTAGTTGTTAAATCATTGCCTTCCATTACATCAAACACAAACTTCTTATTTTCAATGTCTATCGAAATATCCCAACCTAATCCACTTATCATTGATATTTTTTCTAATTCTTCATTTAACTGCTTTAGCCTACTTTGGTATTTTAAATTAATACCCCTATTCGAGTTAGGCGCAATAATTAAATTAGGTATTTTTCTGTTTGCATCTGCTGGATTAACACAATTCACATCTACATAATGCTTTAATACAGTTTCTGCATTCCCATTTACTGCATCATAGGCATTGCCTATTGGTGGCAATGTTATTCTCCTACCTACTAAAGAAGAAAGCGAGGAACCTTTGATAAGTAAAGTTTCTCCGCCCTTGCCACTTTCATCAATTACTATTTCTCTATGCCTTATTACTCCTGCTTTATCACCAAATAGTACAATGTTTTCTTTTTGCAAAGTGTGAGTATTTTGCTTATTTATATTTATATGTAATTCAAACTCCCCTGGTCTATGCCATTTTCTAGCCCATATTAGGCTTTCATAATCATCTATTTCGCTTAATAAAATAAAATCTTTATCTATAATTCTAATAGGCTTCAAATACTACACCCCCACATATCTATTCCGCCATTTAATCCATACTTTAGCTGTTTCCTGCCCTGCATCTGCACTATAGGATATCAAATTATCTCCTACTATTAATTGAAAGAAAGTACTACCTAAGTCTATCCACCCAAAAGCGTTTGTTTCTTCTCCTGTATCTATGTTTTTTAAAATTACTTTTTTATTTCCAAATTCAGTAGTAATAATTAATCTTTCATTATTTTTAATTGTTCTATTGACTTGTATATATTCCCCCGTATCAATTTTAGTGATTCTTGGGTTTGTCGCAGCGCCTAAGAATTCGAAAACTATTGGTGTTTCTACATCACCTGCATTATGAATTATTGTATGTTGCCTTGAACTTCTCCCAGCAAACATCATAGGAAGCTGTAAGGGAAACATCAAACCTCCTACCCAGTCAGCTAACTCTTGCGACTCTGTGAAAGTATCTAACCAAAATGGATTAGAACAATATAGTTGAATTAGAGCAGGTTGCATAGTATCTTTAAAATCCCCATCATCAGGAAATACCGGCGCATTTTCTGATATAGCTTTTATTTCTCTTTTGATATCGCCATAATCATAAACTAATTTGCCCTCCCCTAGTTTAGGATTAAGAACTTGCAATAATTTTCTCCTGTTCTTTATCATTTCCTTGCTATCATTTGCTAAGACAATTATCTCAATTGATATGCTTCTTGGTTCTAACAAATTATCTATATAAGTTTCACCATCTTGAAATGGGGATTTTTGAGTTTGAATATTTGTACTAGCCGCTCCAGTTCCTTCAATTTTAGTTAAAATAAAAGGTTCTTCATTCCCTAGTTGAATTGATTGACCCATACTATTTATAAACGTTACCTTCTCCATATCACAACCCCCATTCCATAGCTAATTGTCTTGATGCCTGAAGGTTCTTCCTTGCTATTTCACTAGGAGTCAATGGTGTAGGCGAATTAATGGTAATATTTTGAGTTATACCTCCGTTTGAACCTTTTGCCATATCCATTGATTTTTGATTGCTATATACTTTACTAGCTTTAGGAAGTTCTATTAACTCTGGCCCTTGTTCTCCTACCCAAGTCCATCCACCGCTAAAATAATTAGTGCCTTGTGCATTTTTGGGTAATGTGTCATATTTACTGGATCTATGTTTTTTCTCTAATGGGTCAGTCGCTTTAATAGTTCCACCATTTTTCCTTGCTCCTTCTGCGGTTTCATGGGCTTTGTCCATAGCTGCTTTATTCCCTGTTTCATATGCTTTCTCCCAATCTCTTTTGGATTGAACAATTATTGCATTTTGTGCTTCTATATTTGCAGCTGCTCTCCCTGCCTTTCCAACTAAAGACAAAATATCATCAACTGCTTCTTGAATAGGTTGCTTCATGCTATTTAACCCACACAACAAACTTTCTCCAAATGACTGCCCTGCATCTTGCCAATAAGGGTTATAGCTACCTAGCAACTCTATCATTTCCTTATTATTTTCATCCAGTATAATTGTTCTTGCTGTCGCTTGTAACCTTTCTTCTTCTAATAATGTTGCATAATGCTCTTTAGTAGTTTCCATTTCATTTTCTAAATTAGCTATTACTACCGCTGACTTATTTTCTTCGTTCTTTTTCTTCTCTTCATATTCTAATTGCAATTCATTTCTTTTATCTGCTGATTGTTGCCTTATTCTATCCATTTCGTCTTGCAATGCTGCAATCTGCATTTGTCTATGCTCTAACAGATGTTCTCTTTCATTTTCTGCTTTCATTTGATTAAGTTCAGCTTGTATTTTTGATCTCTCTTCTGCACTTTTAGCTTCTGATAATTCTTTTTCTTTAGCTGTAATTTTATTTTGGTACTCTTGTTCCTTTAACTCTTTTTCTTCCTGCTTAGTCTTATTATTAATAGCATCTATTTGGTCTTGTATTTCTTTTTCAGCATCTGTTGTTTCTAAATCTAATACTTTCAGCTTAGCTTGTAATTCTCT